ATATTGCTTAGAATGGAAGGGATAAAGCGCCGCCCATATTTTCCACCGGGGCGGCGACGGTGGGGAGCATTACCAGAATTTCCACCAATTAGCGGCGGTATCTTGTTCGGGTCGCTTCGCGGTCGTGTCAAGGTCTTTCTTGTCGGCCATATACTTGACAACAATACCGCCAGCTATCCCGGCTAATAAATAAGGAATATATTTTTTCATGGTTTAGCCCTTTCGATGTGGTCTATTCTATCATGCGCCCGTGATATGGCCGCCTCATGTCTTTGTAACGATTCCCGCAAATAGTTTATGTGAACACGCAAAGCGGAAACGGTCGCAAAGGTACTTATCGCCCCGGTGGTCGCGGCGGTTATGATTATTTTAAACGCTTCCGCTTCCATTTATTCCCCTAATGCTTCTTTAACCGTAGCTAACAATTCATCGTCTAGCGTGTTGGTTGTTTTCTTTGTTAGATAATCAAGCATTGTTATAGAAACTTTGATTATCACCTTTTCGGTTAGCAATTTGATTGCTAAGGTTGACATTATTTTAGCGAACATTTCACCCACTCCCACCAGTTAAACAAGGGCAATGCCATTGGCAACGGTTGACTTTGAATAAGGGTTAATACCATTTTCATGTTTAATAACTCCCTCGACTAGCTTAGTTAATATTTCGGTATTGTTTAGGTCTATCGGGTCAGTTGGCCCAACTCCCACAACATTAGAAACATGGCGAACATAACTACCCGTGTTATTTTCGATAGGCGGCGCCCATCTATTAATAATTTCTTCAACGGTTTTCAATCCGTAGCGTGTTTGGTAGTTTTTAAGCAATTTTGCCATTGCTCTAATACCATATTTCGCTTCGGTAAATTGAAAGAATGCCGGGTCTGTCTGTTCTTGGCTTAACCCCTGCCACTTATCGGAAGTGCGGCGAATATTGCCGGGGTTATTATTTCTTAATCCGCGCGTTTCATCGTACACTTTTTTTCCTCCAAAGACTAAAGCGGCTAATATGACCGCCCATATTATCCGCTTATCCATTACATAACCATCCAAATAGCTTTAAGGTTGGTATTTGCCGCGACGGGTACAATATTAACAGTTAACCCAGTGTTTGACACGGTGAAGGTGTCGCCCGCCCCGGTGCGGTGGGTTGAAACTTCCGTCACGTTCGCCGTTGTCGCGTCGGTATTAACCATTAACAATTTTGTTTGGCGTCCAATACCAGACTGATAACCCTCGACCAGAATTAACGCGCCTTTTGTCGCGCCGAATGTAATTGTTCCCGGCGTTCCAACGTCGCGATTACCCCAGTATAGGCTTCGTTCTTCGGGCGAATAATCACCGCTTCCATAACTCGAACCACCTAGCTTACGAACGCCCGGCCCGTGAATATCGGTTAAAAGTGACAAATCAAAATTACCCGCCGCGTTTATTTCGCCGATTACCGTACCGTCGTTTTTAACGATTTTTAAAATATCGTCGTTCGCGTCGCTTGGGTGTACTTCTAGCGCGTGGGTAGGCGAATCAGTATTAACGCCGATTCGCCCATAAACGCCACCGCTTTCACCGCCATTGCCCCACGAATAGAAAATACTTTCTAAATAGTCGTCTATTGCTTTTTGGTAGCTTTTTTGGTGGCCCAATAAATTCGGGTGATTGTATTGGCCGGGGTCGAATAAATTCGCTTCACCAAAGTTTAGCATTGCCTCGAACCAATAGCGTTCAACGTCGATAACATGAACGCCCAACTCAGCACCAACGCGGCGGAATGCTTCATTTACCCGATAATGCCTATGACTAGCCGGAAGGTCTACACCTATCCCTAGAAAATCGCCGTTTTTAATACTTTGCGACACGGGCGGAATTAAATCTTCGTCGGCTACCGGGGCCGCCACGAATGTTGGGTAATTTTGCGGAACCGCTGGCGGCATACTCCAACCCATGTCGGTACTTAATGGGTGCGGCGTTGTCATAATAATTACATCGCTTCCATTTTCCCACGCTTTTAAAATTAATTCTTTGCATTTTTGGTGAACGAACGGGAAAGTTTGACCGCTGTTATAAATAGCCGTCGCCCCGTCATTCATACCATAGGCAAGCAACGTAATATCCGGCGTTAATGGTTCGGCTAAGATTGCGTCAAATTTTGCGATAGATTCGAACATGGTCGAACCATCTACACTTCGGTTAGTCGTTACAAAATTGTAAATACCTAGTTTGTTGAAGTATTCTTCGAATTTTGTACCGAAATACATAACCGGGGCTTGTGTAGCCGGGTCGGGCAAACTTGCCCCATTTCCCACACTCGAACCCATTCCCACTATATTAATGGCCGGGGCTAAGTCGTCGCGGTATTCTTCGATAATTTTTAAAAAACGTGGTAGACCTGAAATTTGATATCGCCCGCCTTTTCGGCTTAGGTCTTTAAGACGCGCTCGGTTGTTACCTGATGATATAGCAGACATTAGATATACTCCAATTCGACGACACTTATAGTTTGTGCCACGGTTCCAGTGTTATAAGCATTAACGGCGGCGGTCGTGTTAATTATGACACTTTCGCCCGGCTCCAACTCAAAACCAGACGCGGCCCCGGTTGAAACATTATCACCAATTCTTACACTTGAAGGGTTAGAAGACGGATTTTTTATTAGTAGTTCGGTTCGGTTGGCGTTTGCCGCAACAACTATACCAGCGGTCGTCGCCGCTATTGTCACATCGGCCACGTTCGACACGGTATTAGATTGTTGGATAACCGTGTTTATATTGGCGTTAACCGTTGCGCGGGCATCGTAAACCGTCCCCGTACCAAGCGCCAACGTAACAGTTTGGTTTATTGGGCTTTTGACCGTTACGCGCTGATAATCAACGCTTCCGCCCATTCCTTCGTTTCGTGTGATAAAAACACCATCGTCGAATTGTATTTCGACGCTACCACTTGCACCAATAACCCCAAAGAAGTTACCCGGCACATTTAGACTTCGCGGCACATTTGCCACCAATGTGAATTTATAGTCACGCATCGCCATGCGTCATACTCCTATAGTTGATTAGCCTAGCTTTTTGGCGACAAGATACACCGCGCCACCAACAAGCAAGATAATTGCCGACCATTTCATAAAATCTTGTAAAGCGTTCGCCGCTTCACTTTTTGACGCTTCACCTGCAAGGGCAAAACTTCTATCAATGGCCTGTAAAGTTTGTTGATTAGCGAGTTTGTTTGAATCCGTCACGAATTCCAGACTCGAATCAAGTCCTTTATTACCGGATTCCAACGCGGCCAGTGCCGCCGATAACCCGCCTTGAATCGCACCATAGTCGGTAGTGGTTACATTGACGTTCCCGCCAATATCCGAACCGACGGCGTTTAAATTGACGTTGCCGCCCATTATGCCACCGTCGCCGCCCGCAACACGGTTATCCACGTTATTGAAAACGGCGTCCGTGGTGTATTGGGTTGAACTGGTACTTGATGAACTACGTCCGCCCATTATTTCCACCTTAAAACATATTCGTCCACTTCAAAACCGTGGCGGGCATACATTCTTATAAGCCCTTGACGCTTTACGTGTGTTCGAATGGATTTGATATTCAAAGATTGGGCGGCTTCTATAAATTGGGGTACAACATCATGAAGCCCCCGCCCTTCACCTAAAACTATGACCAATTCCGGCCCGCTTCCCGCTTGGTCAATGCGGGTCACAATATAACCGCCGCCAGTGTCGGCGCTATATTGCCATAATTGGGCAATACCGTTTTCGACCTGTTCGCGGATTATTGCCATATCGGCCCCGGCGCTTACAATTAGCCCGGCTTCCGCTTTGTCGCTCCACGGTATTAGCCCAATCATTTTTTCCGCTTCCGCATCATAAGCCAAACTACCGCCACGCCCCCGGCAATCAAAAGCGTGTTTGTGTTTAGCAGTCCAGAAAACGAACCCCCGGCAAGGCCCGTATTTGGGTTTGCGCCAAAATTAAACGATTTTGCCCCGGTTCCGCTTGTCCCGCGAGCATCGCCGGAAGTGGCCGAAGCGTTACCGCCTAATTGTTGTGGGCCAGCGCCGCCCGTTACACTTGGTGAAGCCGTTCCCATTACTTACCCCGTTTCATATACAAATACAACGCCCCACCAATTAGGGCCGCCGTTGTTACTTTTTTGGCGGTATCGGTCGCAATCCATACCGTTCCACCCCCAAGCAAAGCGCCACCAAGCAAAGGCAATAAAATTAAAGGCATAAATTACCCCTATTTACGAAAAGCCAGCGCCAACGCTGCAACACCAAGAACCGCCACACCGCCCCACATAATATAGGTTTTGTTCGTTTCAAAAAACGACATTGGTTTAGGTGGTAATTTGTTGTCGGCTGGTGCCGGGGTTTGGTCGGGCGTTTTTACCGCTTGGGTGTTGGTCTCCTTTAAATCGCTAATCCAGTTATCCGAAACGGTATCCACCGCCCGGCCCGCCGTATCGCCGATTTTAGTTCCCAAATCATCCAACCAGCCAAAGAACCCGGTAGAGTTTGAAGGTTGTTCGGTTGCCACTACTGGAACCCCCGCATTAATTGGTTTTGATTGTGAAGTGTTGGCCCCGGTTTCATCTTCCAGACCAACCCACGCTAATAATGACATAGTGATTTTCTCCCGTTTAAGTGGCCCCAGCACAATACCGGGGCCGCGTTCACTTTGAACCCGTCGGGTTATTAATCACCAAGTCGGCCAAGGTATTCGCTGTAAATGGTCAGCGTGGCCGTTCCGGTCATATCCAACTTATAGCGGAAATCCGAAACACCCACCAAGTCGATAGGGTCGCCGCCATATCCGCGCTCGGTCTTATCTACGACAACAAAGCCGGATTGTGGAGTTCGAACACCGTCGGTTTGAACCACTTCGTTAAGTGCTTTTGAACGCTCAAAAATAGTGTATTGATTGCGTTCAATCGTCACTTTCGCAATATCATTGGCTGAAGGTTTAAAGAAAATACGGTTCAGCGCGATACTGGTCGCGGTTCCGCGTGGTAAATCTGAAATATCGAATTCACCAGCACCCGCCGCGTCGCGTGTATGGCGCTGAACGTGTAAAACCGTACCGGGGCCGCCGGGAAGCGCGTCGGATTGGGTTGCGGTCAATGACATAACGGGCGCGGAAGCCGCCGCCGCAATATCAATTTCCATATAAACCGACGTGATAGAAACACCGTTCGCGTCCGCCGAACCCGTGTTGAGTGCGGTTTCTTCTTCGCCCGCTAGGGTTTTCAGTTTGTAGCGGTCAAACGGAATCGTTAGCACACCAGAAGCGGCGGCGCGTTTATCGAATTTATTCATCGAATCGCGGTCGCTACCTGAATAGCGGTGAATGACTTTACCGTTTGCAAAAATACGGATTTCGGTCATTTGGGCCAAAGTTACGCCAGAATAGGCCAATTGCAGTTCGTGAAAACGGCGGCCGATTGGCAATTTAAAAGTTGCAGTCTGACCAGCGGCGATACCTTCGCCAGCGGGCATACGGACTTCAATTCGTGCCATGTGGATTTCTCCTAATTAATTCAAAGTGAACGGAACAAATTTCAATTACTGGTCGAAATTCAAAAAGTCTTTAACCGGGCTAAGTGCGCCGACATTGTGGATAGCCCACAATACACCGATAGTCATAGCGACGGTAATCATTTGCGATTTGGAAGGCATCATTTTAGATACTCCTTTAATTTAGGTTTGACGATAAATTCAAATATTACCGAACCTGCAACACTAATCAAGATTGTCGAAATCACCGCTTTTCTGTTCATTGGCTTCGGCCTTTTCATTTGGTTCAGTTTCCGGTTTCGCCGAATCCTGAATTTGTGTTTCGGGTTTGGAATTTGTATTTGGCACGATTTTTGCGTTCGTGTCAACTTCTTTTTTAGTTTCGGTTTTCTTGTTTGTCAAGATTCCGACTCCAGTTATTACGATTCCGATTAAAATTAATGGGTTCATTCGGGTTTTTCTCCTGTTTACCATAATTGCCCACGGTCAAGGTCGCCGAAGCGGGTCGCGTGGAAGTAATGACCTTGGGGCAAGGTGTTTGCCGTTCTAAGGTCGGGTTTATTCCATTCGTTCGCGTGAATTTTCGAATCATCTAGCGCGGTCGTGAATAGAAATAAGTGGGAACACTGGTCGCGAACGGTACGGGCAATTTGCGCCCCACGTTGACTTAAATAGTGGCACGAATGTCCCCAGTGTCGGCCCTTGGTCGCGGTTCGGTGCATGACTTTATCGAATTGGCCCACGGCTTCCCCGGCTTCGTCGATAAATACCGCGCACCGCCGGGAATTCCAGAATACTTCCAAAAATTGGTCAACGTCGGACGTTTGAAAATCCGCGTTCCATTCCGGGTCGCCTAGCGGGTCAAGCACCAAAACGCCAATTCCACGGGCTTTATAATTCGCCGCCAATCGCTTGGCAAGCGTGGTTTTGCCGCTTTCGGTCATGCCAAGAATTAACGAATGGGCCATTTACTTTTCGTCCGTCTTTTCGGTTTTTAGGCCGTGTTTACGTAGTTTGCGGTCGGCAATTTTACGAACCACCCAATCTTTCACCTTTTGCATTCGGCTTCGTGTTTTCGGCATAGTGAAACGCGGAAGTGCATAGCCACCAATGGCAACGGTTAAGGCCATGCCGGGCGGAATATCAGTTTTCCCGGTCGCTTCGAAATAATCAGCAAAAGCCGATTCTAGCATTTGCTTTTCGTCGATTCCGGTTGTTGGGTCTTTGATTGGTTGCCATTCTTCACCACCAGCAACAATACCCAACGTCATTAAAAGGTTAGCCGCCATTTTGCCGGAAGCGCGGGCCTGAATTCGGGCCGCTTGTTCGGGGTCGGGTTTTGCTTCCTGTTTTACACCAATGACAGAAGGGCCAGAACTTGAACCGCCACCGCCTTTTCGGCCCGGCTTTTTGATTAACTTGCCAGTTCGCGAAAGCGTCGGTTCAGCATCTTTGTTGGTTTTGTGAATAGCCGGGTCGAAGGTGTTTCCGTCCACGTCTTCAAGGTCGGCCCATTTTTCCCGTTCCGCGTCGGTTTTTGCTTTTTCTTGTTCGATTGCGTGCTCCTGTACTTCCGGCATTGAATCTGCTAAAGTATTTGCGATGTTGTCAAGCGAACCACCGGAAGACGTTTCGGTTTGAACCGCTTCGCTTGGCTTTGGTTCAACAATCGGGCTTTCGGATTGTTCGGATTCGGGTTTTTTAATTTCGGATTTGGACATTTCGTTTGCTCCTTAATATTGGAAATTCAAAAATCATGCCAAATAAGAATAGCCGAAATGGAATACACTCGCAACGATTAAAAGCAATTCGACCTTATGTAAATTTCGATTTCGATTTACGTCAAGAATTAACTCCCTATCAAAAGCGCAAGATTAAACAGTATTACGACGAAATCGACGCGCTAACCGCTAGACCGTATCAAGTTTATAAACCCAAATCAAAACAACGACTTAAAAAGGCCCAGGAATTCGCGCAACACGAAAAACAATTGCCGGGTTTGAAAGTCGCATTTATCCCAACTAACGGCAAAGACCGCGCAACAATTAGATTCAATAAAAAAGGGGATATAGTGGCGACAACCGAACACGTCACCACGCGGGTTTTGTCATTGGATACAATGGAATTAATCACCGACCCAATCGGACACGTCGAAAAGGTCATTGCCCAAGATAAACAAGCGAAGCGATTCACGGCTCTTTGTGGGCGCTATGAAATCCCGGTTTCCCAATCCCGCGCAACGATTGGAAACTTTATCGCGAATTTAACCGCCAAGTATTCTAATGAAGACGCGAACAACTTCCACGGGAACTGGTTGCATGGAATAGCCGCCCACCATTTCCAGAATCAAGCGGACTATTCGGATTACATGACCGAAAAGCAAGCCAACAAACGAAAACTTCAAGCCGATAGAAAACGCGCCCGCCGCCGCGCTAAATACGCCGCCGCGAAAGGTCGCCGATAATAAATTAAACGCAACAATAGGACATGCCAAAATGAAAGAGATATGGGTAGCCGACTCAGAAACCGACCCGTTCAAAGCGGGCCGCATTCCAAAGCCCTTTATATGGGGCGCTTACAATGGTTCCGAATATCACCAATTCACCGACACGGACGAAATGGTCGATTTCTTTGAAGATAAAGACGTGATTGTTTACGCCCACAATGGCGGAAAATTCGACTGGCATTTTATCTTACACCGACTTGAACAATTTGAACCGCTAATGGTGATTAGTGGGCGATTGGCTAAATTCAAGATAGGAGCCGCCGAATTCCGCGACTCCTATAATATTTTACCTTTTCCGCTTTCGGCTTATCAAAAAGACGAAATAGACTATAACATCATGGAACCAGACCAACGCCACAAGCCAGAAAACTGGAAAGCCATCACCGATTACTTAAAATCAGATTGTGTTTACTTGTGGCAAATGGTCACGGAATTTGTGGAACGCTACGGGCTACACTTAACCCAAGCCGGGGCCGCGCTTAAAGTGTGGGAAAAGATAGCCGATACAAAAGCGCCCAAAACCAACGCCTTCTTTTATGAATCATTGTCGCCTTATTATTACGGTGGGCGCGTGGAATGTTTTCAATCCGGGTTAATAAACCATGAATTTAAAGTAATCGACATAAACAGCGCTTACCCCTTCGCAATGAAACACCTTCACCCTTATGGTGATTCATACGACGTTAGCGACGCGTTACCAAACACCACCGCGCACATTCAACGGTCATTTATAAAAGTGTCGTGTGTAAGCCGTGGGGCTTTCCCGTACCGTTCACAAAACGGCCTAATATTCCCAAGTGACGACCAGCGCCGAACTTATACCGTGACCGGGTGGGAATTTTTAGCCGCCACCGAAACACGCACCATAGAAGATTGGGAAATAATCGAAGTGGTGACATTTTCCGAATCAATCCGCTTTGATGATTACATAGACCACTTTTATGAAATGAAAGCGGAAACCAAGCGCAAAGGCGACAAAGCCGGGTATATCTTCGCTAAGCTGTTTTTAAATAGTCTTTATGGGAAGTTTGGAGCTAACCCGGACAATTACGACGAATACACCATCGTCAAACCGTGCTATATAGAAGCCGCTGAATGTGACGGTTACGACTTCGCCGCCGAACTTGGGCCGTGGGCTTTGTGTAGCAAGCCCCTAAGTGAAGAAAAACAACGCTACTATAATATAGCGGTTGCCGCGTCGATTACCGGGTTTGTGCGTGCCTATATGTGGCGGTCAATTGTTCAATGTAAAGGTGTTATCTATTGTGACACGGATTCAATCGCGTGTACTGACACCGGGGCGCTAGAATTAGACGACGAAAAATTAGGTGCGTGGGATGTTGAGGCCGAATGTGACAGGGGCGGCGTGGCGGGTAAAAAGCTATATGCTTTCCATAAGAAGGGCGGCGGTTGGAAAACAGCGAGCAAAGGTGTTAGATTGAAGCCAGAAGAAATAATGGAAGTGGCCGCCGGGGAAGAAGTGACATACAACCCCGAAAATCCGTCTTTCAGTCTAAAGCGTGGAATAAAATTTATTTCACGAAAAATAGTAAATAGGGCTTGCAATCCCGAAACGGTGGAATTAAAATAGATTTCAGAGGTTGGGGATTCGCCCTAACCCAAATTAAAATTTGGAGCAAAATATCATGGCTAAGAACGAAACCCAAGCAACTGAAAAAACCGCCCCGGCTTTCAAAGTAAAACGCGCAATTACATTGCCTCTATTGAAATTCGTCATTGACCAGCCCATTTATGTGAAACTTGACGAAGCGATGTTTGTCGGCAAGGAACTAAAAGGCTCAGGTGACAAAGCCAAAATGGAACCCGCGACGCTTTGTAACTGTACTAACCTCGAAACTGGCGAACAATGTCAAATCATTGTTGCTACTGTACTTAAAAGCATTCTTGAAGAAGAATTCCCGGAAGCGGGTTACGTCGGAAAGGGCTTTATGATTACCAAAGGCGCGAAAGCTAGCGGCAAATCTTATAACCCTTACACGGTTGCAGAACTTGAACTATAACGGTACAATGTAACCGTTGCGTTTAAGCCCTCGACATTCATTGGCATGGTGTCGGGGGCTTTTCTTTTGGAGCAAAGAAAATGGCAGAATTAAGCGAATCAATTTTAAGTAACATGACAGCGAGCGAATTGCTTCGGTGTTGTGACCGTTCAAAGCCGGAAGTCAAGGCGCTTTGTGAAATGCTACAAAAATACATTGATAGTGAAAGAAAAATTCAAGAACTATCAGAACAAATAATTTTATTAGTGGAGTCCGACCAATGACATATAAAGCGAAAGTGTGGGGCGTTTGTGTTTTAGGTTGTGTCGGTTTTTGGGCTTGTGTTATTTGGTTAATGTGGGGTAATTTATGACAATTATTAATATTAATTTATGTATCGAAACGACAGAACCGCCAGAAATGTTAAATCTGGCGGAAGATATAGAAAAACAAGTTGTTGAAGCATTAGACCTGAAACAAAGCCCGGTTTTAACTTATAATATTGATGTGGATATAATCGAAGAATAAACCACCGTCGCCGCCCCGGTGGAAAATATGGGCGGCGCTTTATCCCTTCCATTCTAAGCAATAT